TTGATCTTCTCCGTCACCGCCTGCGGCAGACTTACCATCTTCGCCTTCACCTTCCATGTCTAAATGGACATCAAGTGTAGCTTGGATAGGTGCTTGGTTGGATTTAAGATCATCATATACATTTTCAGTATACCATTCGTCACCACAGTATTTAGGATCAAAACAAATTTTTACTTGATCAATCATCTCGCCGATCTTCTCACGGAACAACATGCCGTTGATCTTATAGTCGCCTGCCATGTTCCAATATTGTTTATCTCTGCCTTCTACACGCAGGAAGTGTTCGTATATACAGTGTCCAATTTCATGTCCTACAAGAAACACAGTTTGTTGAACACTTAAACTGTCAACAAAGTCTCGATTGTAGAAAAAGTGACGACCGTCTGTAGCCGCTGTAGAGCACCAACCTTCGTCTGTTACATCTACTAATTTTAAGCGACATGCAATGTTGCCAAAGAAAGGCTGGTTGAAAAGCATCTTAATACGTGCGGCAACCAACTTGTCGTGTGCATTATCAAAGTCTGTCATAATCACTCCTGTGTTCTTTGCTATACTTATATAGTAACATATCTTGAATAGTTGTCAACCTTTAAAATGATAGTAGGGCCATTAAAGACCCTACTATCCCCCAGAAGCATAGTTTCCTATGCCTGTTCAATCAACTTACCATAGGTCGCAATAAACGGCTTATAGTTTTTAAGTTGGTTGAACTTTGGACGGATACCATATTTGCTAAGAGCAACTGTGGCACCCATCACAACCATTTCACTTTCAAAGTTATTAGTCATAAACTCTAGAAAGTTATCAAATTTTACATTACCATTATCATCATTGGCAAATGCTTCTTTAAGCTCGTAACATAGTGCAGTAGTCAAAGCATACTTTGCACTGATGTTATCTGTTTTAAGGTCTTTTACTTTACCATCCAAAATGTCTGTTGGATTAGGTAACTGTCCACTAACCTCACGGTGTGCTTTGAACTTGAGAGCAAGTCCTTCGCCAATACCTGCGGCAACCATATCAGTTACTTCTTCTTCGGTAAAGTCTTCTACATCAGCGATTGTCTCTGATACGAAGTGCCAACTACGTGGTGTACCAAATGACCGCTCGTTGCTACCAGCATCGAAGTTGTAAAGGTCATTTTTAAACACACTCAAGTAACCAACTACGTCTGGGTGTTCATTATTTTTAACAGCCCAATCGAACCAAGTGTTGAAGTCAACACGTACTTCGTAGTGTAGGAAACGGTTAGCCAACGGCTTAGGCATACGATATGTAACACCTTTGTCTGTGTCACGGTTACCAGCGGCAGCAATTACTACGTTATCTGGTAGCTTGTATTTGCCAATTGCACGATTGAGAATCAACTGATATGCAGCCGCTTGTGTTGCAGGGCTTGCACCGTTGAGCTCGTCGAGGAAAAGAATAATTATATCGTATTGTGCAGCCATCTCCTCATCTGGGAGTTCGTCAGGCGCACTAAAACGCATCTTGTTAGCAGTTTGGTCAAAATAAGGATAACCTTTAAGGTCAGTCGGATCCCAAAGTGCTAAACGGGCATCAATCAAATGACATGTTTGACCTCGGTCAATATAGTCTTGTTTGATCTGTTCGAATGTTTCGGACTTACCAATACCGGGTGGTCCCCAAACAAACATTGGACGTTGTTTTTTGAAGTTATGCATTGCATACTTTTTAAGTTCTGCAAGTGTAACTGTGCGGGTTTGTGTTTCTTGTGACATAGTTTTTACTCCTGGGGTTGTTTCTAACTATATGTACAGTTTAGCATCTTAAAAGTTTGTGTCAACCTTTAATTTATTTTCACTGCTCTTATATTTTCCATACCTATGCCAGAATACTTACTAGCACTTCCATGTAACTTAAAGGCTTTTTCACGAGCTGAATATTCACTCATTGCATATTCATAACCAAGAAAGTTATCTTTAAGATAAATTTTGTACGTAAAAATCATTTTAAGATCCAGTTACTAGTGCAAGTGAGCCATCTTCTTGTACATCAAAGTCTTCGATATAAATGTGCCAGTCACCAACAGTGGCTTTAGCTTGTTTAAAACAACTTTCAGCAGCACGCCAAAGTTCGCCAACGGTACCATTTACTGCTGTAGAAGTAAACTCAGTCCACTGCACTTCATCATAGTTGTCGCCCATTGATTCAATACACTTGTATGTAACAAGACGAGGCTTGCCAGTAAAGATAGCCTTGTCCAGAGGCATAATGCCGCCGTCTAAACTCCAGATAGTTTCGTAACCAAGTTCGTCTTTGAGGTCATTGAAGTGTTCAGCTTCTAGCGTGTATGAATCAACATCTTCGAATTTAATAGCTTGGTCTAACATTTGCGTCTCCGTTTTATCTAACTTACACATATAATATAGCACCAAGACGTCTAGGTGTCAACCTTTTTCTGCAACTTTTTTTATCTTTTTTAAAGATTTTCTTCCATATGTTGAATAAAATTATCCCATTCTTTGCCGTACATCTTGTAAAATATACGGTCTTCTGTACTGAACAACACTAGCCAATTCTTATCAAAGAAGTAAGGATATTGCATGTATTTGTCTAGAAGTAAACGTATACGTGGAGTAATTTTTATTTTAGGTAGCTTGAAGTCTTCACGTTCGATGTCCATACTACATATAACATGAAGGCCCAACTTGGTTAAGCTGAGCCCTGTGTCGTGTCTATAATTTTTAAACAGATCCTTTAGTGTCGTTTGCGGACGAGTACGCTGAGCATGCTCTAGTATAGTTTTATACCATTCCTTGTTCACCATCGTCTTCTACTATTGTTTCACCTTGTAGTAATTTTATCACTGTAAACTTATCTGTCTTGAATAACTTGTTAAGTCTGGAAGCCAAATTAAATGCATGTCCGCTGTTGCTAAAACTTACTTTTTTATATTTAGGTCCTGGAAAGTTTACAAGGCTGTTTAGGCTTCGCAAATTAATTGGTTTGTTGTCGTGAAATACTGCATATATAGCATCTGCATGAAGTATTTGTTCACTGCGATAACTTTTGGGGTCTGTGAACTCCATTAGTATCTTTGGTTTTGGTCTGGCCATATTTCCCTCATTCTCTACTGCTTTAATGTATTTAGTTAAAACAGCATAGAATGAGCTTGATTAGGTAGACGTTGGCATTTGTATACAGATTGCTTGTTGCCCTGGCGGAAAGTATCCTCCTTGACCACTTTGTTCTTGACCTAATGCTTCTCTAGCAAAGAAACAATCATTCATTGATTCATATGTTCCATACTTTATAACATACGGCTCAGCTTCGTAAAAATATATAAATGTAAGTATCCATGTCATGGTGTTAATTTCTCTTCTGGTTTTTTATCCCAAGGTTGACTGCCTGTATAAGGCTCAAATCCTTTTCCATTTGCAACTAAACAAGCAAATCCATCGCCGTATACACTAATTAGTGTCCATGTTCCTGTGTCTTGATTAACAAAGAAAAATGCACCGCCGGTATATGGTAATCCATCTGCAGCACTAAACTGTAATCCGTTACCAGTAAACAGCATTGACTCTCCGTACTGTGCAGGTGTTTTCAACATTTCCATAAATGGAGCACACGGTTGTCGTGTAGCAAATACCTTAGGCTGAGTATTAGTTTGAGCTTGTGCCATTATTGGTACGAGCATTAGTAAACTTAATAGCTTTTTCATCTTCTTGCACCCTTCGCTTCATTGCAAGGTACATGTCCGCTTCATTGGTATAAGGTCCTATATACGGATAGTCCTGCAATGTTTTTAGTTTAGGACAGAAACTTGGTCTCCATCCATGTGGGAATAGTATCCCCCAGTATCCAGCCGCAAAATGTTGTTGACTTGTGGCGGTTTTAGTGTATACCGGCACTGTATCTTGTAGCTGTTCGTTGTACACAGTATCAACATTAGTGGGATAGCCGTTAGTAGATGCGTTTACAGTCTTTTTAATTTTTTGTTTTTCAAAACGAAATCTATCTAGATTATCCAAAACAGTTTCTGTGTGGCTTGTGTTCTCATAAAAAACATAACCTTCTGGCTTATTACGTAGAGTGCCAACTTTTGTTCCCTTGCTCTCTACTATCCAGAAACTGTTTTCTACAACTTCTCTAGCTTGTAAGTATTTACCCATATTAATATGCGCTGTTCAAATAATCACTGTGTGCTTCAGCATTGTCACTGAGTCGTTGTAAGTCATGTTTACCACAAAAGCGCATAAAGTGTACGCCTACCATACTAGCAGGAACTTTTTGCACCTGTGTTGTAATAGTTTCATCTAATACTTTTTTAATCTCATCGGGTTGCTGTGTTAAATCGATTAATGTTACGTTACGCTGATAATCATCTAACACACGATGTTCTTCCCCGTTGTGATCTGTCCAACGCTGTAGCATCATGTTATTCCAATTAAAGCCTTTGTTGTCTCTGTCATCAAATGCTTCCAGTAGTCCGACTTTGTTCTTAGTACCTTTTTTGCGTACACCAGGAAATGCACTGAACACATTGTCACTGCTATCACCTCGCATACACTTCTCAAACAACAACCAAGCAGGGTCACCAATTTGTTTTTGTTCTTTAGTTTTGTTGTCAATTACAGGCTTGCCTTTGTCGTTTACAATGCCATCTAATAGAATATGTTGATTAGTAATGCCATTGTACTGTGTAACTTTATCTGTAAGCAACTGATAAAAGTCGCTGTCACTGCTAACAATAACATGTTCATCATCAGGATGATTCTGTATCCAACGGGCAATAAAGTCATCTGCTTCACACTGTTTGTTTTGTAATACTGTACAGTTTGTACGCTTGTTTAAGAACTGATTAAGCTCATCGAATGCTTCCCAATATGCTTTATCTTCTTCAGCTTCCTTAGGTGTAAGTGCATCACGAGCTACTTTACGATTTGCTTTATAAGGTTCGTAAAAGTCTTTACGCCAGCTACGGCCTTCTAAACAGAACACTACATGACTACCATTAAAGTCTCTGTATGCTTTTAAAATACTTGCAAACATAATATGATAAGCCATGCCTATCTTAGTTTCAATGCTGTCTCCACGTACTACGTGTCTTGCACGAAAAAACATGTTTGCTGTGTCTACTAGAATATATTTCATGTACTGTCCTCGGTTGCTATGTTATGTATAATAGCAGGTATTACTAATAGTGTCAAGAGTTTTTGGAGCGGGTAAGGGGAATCGAACCCCTATCACGAGCTTGGAAGGCTAGGATTTTACCATTAAATTATACCCGCATAAACAAAGATACTATAATTTAGAAAACCTAAATAAATCACATTTAAAATTCAGTGTGACCTTAAATATACTTATTTTTTTAAAATTTGATTAAAAAAGCTTATTTTTTAAATTAGCTAATTAACTTATTATTACCTTAAATTCCGT